AATATTAGTTGTCAATATAATAGTCTTTGATTCAATTGTATATGTTGAATTACAATTATTACAAATCAAATATACATCAAAATTATTCTTCTTTGACGATATAATATCATATTGATTCATTAATTCATCAACTTTATCCAAATCTTTCTTATATTTTGCTACTAATTTTTCTTTTAATGATTCACGATCAATTTTAATATCAACCGTTTGATTTGCTTCATTCATATTGTATTTTACATAATTTAAATATGATTCCATATTTATAATCTTATAATGATTTTTCTCATCTTCATTTAAAGTCTTCTTTGTAATATTCAAAACATAATTACACTTTTTACAAAAATTCATCCTATATATTATACTATATATATTCAACTTTAAATTATATATTTATCAATTTTTTAAATAATTTTAAAAACTAATTATATAATATATAAAATGAATTTTATTGATTCAGCAAAATATACTGTCGGCACCATAATAAAATTTCACATTGATTATGGTGTAATTTCATATGCTTTAATTGCTCTTGTTACTTCTTATATGCAACATACTACTTTGCAGAAAGATAAAGAATGTTATAATTATCAATGGGTTAATACTCCAATAATGGTACTCATTTCCTTAATATTATTTTCGGCTTTTGCTGCGATGTTATTGCCAGATGTAGCACAATCTTTGATTGATGTTGATACTACAATGTAAACTGGTAAACTGGTGAACTGGTGAACTGGTATACATTCTTTTAAGCATAAGCCTGTTTCTCATCATCATCAATATCATGTCTCTTATGCGGATCATTATCACCTGGTTTAAATAATATACCTTTAATATGTAATGTCTTTACCATATCTGGTGCCATTTTATTCATAATTTCTATTTTAAATTCACTTGCTTTAATGGTAGTTCTAATATTTCTAGTATTAAAGAACCATGTTTTAAATTCCTCATATAATTCCTTATATGTAAGAATATCCTTACTATTATTCGTAAATTGAAATTTATCATTGATAAAATTCTGATATACATCTGATATATCTTGATATAATTTGGTATATTTTAAAACCTTCGCTGGTTCAACAATCGGTTTATTCGCCACATTCGTCTCATAATGATCTATCAAAAATGTTATTAATGCCTCTCTCCATGTATCACTTTTTATCTTCTCTTTCAAATCATTATCTTTTTTCCTCTCAAATGTCTGAACCGGATTATCCACGAATTTCATTTCAAATGGTGAAACTCGAACACGTCGCCAAGTACCGCCATCATTGGATGGTATTTCTGGAACTTTATTACATAATAAAAATAATTTAAATTGTGGTTCAAATTCAAATGTTTTTTCATTTAAAGTTCTAGTTGATACTTTCGCACCACCAGTTAGTGACTTTAAATAACCAATTTGTAATGTATCTGTATTTTCAGGTTCTTGTAAGGTAACAAATCTTTTTCCTTTAGTTCTGGCTAATTCTGGATTTGGTGCTGTTGAATCAGGTCTCTTTCTGGTTAATAATGTAATTTGAACTTCAGCAGCAAAATCTCCCAAAGCATTATTTAACATATCTACCGTTAATGATTTACCGTTACTATTATGAGTAATAGTTCCATCTTCTAACATGTATTTATGATTACAATTTAATTCAAATCCATAAAAATTATCCTCTTTTAATTTATCAACCTTTATTCTAGATATAGGTTGGCAATTTTTATAAATTTTTATAACATCTTCATAAATAATACAATGAAATCCAACTGAATGTGATAATTTAACTAATTCATCTACTATTACATCCGATATTTCATCTATTTTTATTTCTGAATTATCACCCATAATTGAATCTAATAAAGCAATCCTTTTATTCATTTTAAATAATCTAATATTTTTATACAGGTTTTCATCAATGACCAAATTAGAATTCAAATCAGTATTCTCAGTAATTTGATGCTTATATATTAATCTTCTTATTTTCTTTTGCTTGAGCATATTGTTCATTATATTATCATAATTATCAATATATTGCGGATTGTAAGCATATAATATGTATTCATTATTATACGTATTATTATCACAAATTCGTTTCTTAAATCCATATAAATATTTTCGATGTTTTTCCTCTATTTTTAAATAATCATCTAATTTTATCTCCAAGTAATAATATCCCTCTTCCTGGTAAAAATGACAATCCTTGAATTTAAATATATATTGTTCTAAATCCTTAATTATCTTTGAATTTATTATTCTTAAGCACAAAATATGATCCCCATTAACTTCATATGATGAATGAAAATCATTCTGATTTATTTTATACATCATTGCCTTACCCCGAAATATTTGATTCACAACTCTTTTTCTACTATCATCCCCCATAACATGTTCCCCAATTTGAATATCTTCAACATTTCGATAATTACCATCATGCATCAATATCTTAGTTCCTTTTGAATGACATCCAGTTCCCGTCCAAATATGGAATTTTTCATCAGGAATTAAACCAACTAAACATAATGATAAATTATCCAAAATATATTTATTCATATCCAGATCAGGTTGAACTGATAAAAAGAAATTACTTATTTCTTTGATAGTTTTATTATTATGATCACATTTAATGTAATTGGTACCACTAGTGTAACTCATATAATCTTCTGGTAATCCATCCCTAAATCGATGTTCACGGAAATCATACACTCCATTATTAAATACTAATACAGTTTTATTCTCATTTAATCGACTTTTAAATAATGGATCATAAAATAATGTCCTACATTCAGTTATAATATTGTTCTTCAAAGATACATTTCTAATTTTTTCATATATTTTTTCTACCTTCTTCTTCTTATCAATTAATTCTTCCTTCTCTTTTGCCGTCACTATCGGTAGTAATGCTTTGGTAAATAGAGCATGTGCTAATTTTTCATACTGATTTGCCATATCTTCATTTAATTTTGTATATATAGTATGACCCTCTTCACATTCTATCCATCTCGGATTTTTAAATTCATACCACATATTATTTTTTATATCCGCACAAACATAATTAAATCGATAAATTTTATAAAATGCTTTTGCTATAGAATATGATGTACCATCAATACTTTCTAAAATTGCTTCATTAATTTTAGTTAATAAATATTCAGAATATCTTTCTGGATTATCTTCTCGAGCCCATCGATACATAGATCCTAATGAGTAATTATTATTTCTAAAAGTATCCCACAAGCGATCACATTCTCCATCTTTAAAATTTCCGGGTGATAATTTACTAAATTCAACCCACGTTTCCAATAAACAATAGTCAATATTATGTAAACAAAAACCAACACTTAACCAATTTTCATACGATTTAGCCCGATCCGGATTTAATATTTCAGTTAATTCTTTTGCTGTTTTAATATCCTCCTGATTTGATACCACAGTAAAATGTTTTCTCCCAACCAAAATTTTCTTTTTATTCAATTTATCATATTCTTTTAATACCAAATTTTCATCAAACCCTTCACGATATTCAGCTAAATTTTCTTTTCCAAATTTACGAATACTCATAAATTCATATATCAAATCATTATCATACTTTTTCTTGTCAACCTCTTTACGATCATAATTAAAAACTTTTGTAAGTAAATATGGTGGATTACCCTCTTTATTAGAACCATATAACATCCAATTATTAGTTTCAATAACAGCTTTATCAATAATATCTTCGGTTTTATTCATTAAACCCAATCCTTCAAATAATCCAACTTCATTTATTTTTTGAACTAGCTCATTTCTCATAACGTATTGTAATTTGTTGGAAGCACATATGTATGGATACATTATATGGATTCCATCTTTGAAACAATCTTGACGTTCGGTTGGTTTACATTTTTCAAATACAAATGTTAGAAAATCATCCTCGTCAGTAACCAAATATTTTAATATAATATCATTGTAAAATTTTAAAAATGATTCTAATATATTATCATATATTCGTCCATCTATTTGTTTTTCCTTGACATATTTAATATCCAAATCAATTATTATCGGACCCTGACTACGGTGAACCTCACTCATAAATAATTCGGTTCCTTCCCCATAACTTTTTTTATATAAATTAAAAAATTTGTCTTTATCTTTTAGCTCAATAAGATAACAGCCTTTAGGGTGGCCTAATGAAGTGTGAGAATATGGTTCTCCGCGTTTAACTTTATGCTCACCTAAAAAATTATAAAAATCAGTTGTATAATTTTTCTTATTTTTAAATAGTTCTGTCATTAATAATAATAAGTAAGTATTATTTAAATTAATTTATTTTATAAAATAATATATATATACAATAATGAATTATATTATAGGTTCCACCATGTCCTTACTAGGTATTCACTTATTAGCTAAGGGAATTGAACATTTTTCTGATTTACCCTCCGTATTCACCTTATATAATGGAGGAGCATTTAAAGAAAACACCAATTCATTTACAGAAAACAAAAGACTAAATTATAATTTTGGAAAGTATCCACCACTTTACAATTTAAGCTTTGAAGCCAGACAAATTCAAGATATTTTAGATGTAAGAAAAGAATCAAAAAAATATCATCAATTATTAGATGTATATTCTATTTTATTAAGTCAAAAATTCCATGCCTCGTATAAAGAATGTAATCGTCAAATGATTGAAGATCGAATTAGCGATGTTCAAAAAATAATAGGGAAACCAATTAATATGAAAAAATGTTTTAGAGATGTTAATAAAATTGTTAAATTAAATGATTCTAGAATATCTGAGTTATTAGTATTGTGTTATCACGTAATGAAAATAAATATGGATAAAATAGATGATGATCAAGTACGATCATTAAATAGAAATTTTTGTAGTACTGTATTTAGAGAGTTGATGATGTTGTGTGAGGGATACTAATTTAATGTATATAAATATTTAACCTGATTAGTCTTACCCAAAATAGTATCTTTCAGATTTAATAAATCAGTATCTGTATTAGGATTTAAATATTTAGGTAATTCATTAGTAAAGTAAGCAATCATTTCATCTAAAAATTCTAATCCTTTAGCATCATTCATATTTCCTAAATTTAGTGATATATCATTTGAAAAATATACTCGACCATATTTACCAAAGTAAGTTTCCATAAATTCATCAATAAATTCAGTTAATTCTCCTAATAACATATCAGATGCTTTATGTCTAGCATAACTCTTAGTTTGCCAATGATAAATATGTAATTGTTGGCGAAATCTAAATAATACTTTAATAATTTCACCAGAATCAGAACCCTTTTCTTCCATTTTTGACATAAATATTATTGCTTTTGGCACACTCATTGGATCGCCTTCTTTACCATCATTCATTTTTTTCATTTCCTTAACATAATTCAAAATATTATCCATATATATATATTAATAATATTTTTATTATAAATTAAATCTTTAACCAACTTTAACTTTAACTTTCATACTCCGCATCCATCCCATTAATCATCATTGTATCCGGATCATAAAACACTCGAACATTCTTCCAAATTACATATCCCACATCAAATCCAGGACTTTTCATTAAATCATCAATTATATGGCGTTGTCCGGCAACTCTCTTACCAAAATATGAATGACCAATCACCGGTCCCTCAAATTCATGTCCTTGAGTACATGTCATTATACCATTAATTATCATAGTATGTCCAGATTCTAATACAAAGTTATAAATAGCATCGGTCTCCATATAGGTCGGTTTCTTCAATGAGTTTGGATGATACCAATTACCGCCAATATATACTGGATGCCATTCAGTAAATCCACATCCAATACCATCACCTAATCTTACTACATTTGAATGAGTCACCAATGTTTTAATTACACACAAAACTCTATGATTTCCATTAACACGATGCCCTTTACGGATTTGATCTACACGTAACTCATTACCATCAACCATTAATACCATTCCATCACCCAAAAAGCAAGGTCCTGCTGAATAATTAACGGTCGCTAAGCTTGGCATCCGAGTAGCGGCTGGAGGTGCTGGCGGCATCATACCCATAGCAATAGATGCTGCTCGAACATTCGCATATGATTCTTCAGCAACGGAAGCTTTAGGAGCAGGCAGTGTATTAAAGATGGTGTCACCACGCGTAATTTCACGTTTAGTAGTTTCTCCACCATACAACTTTGATCCTTCATCTTTAAAATTAATTGCCCATTGGTTAGCGTGACCACATAAAACTCCTGGTAAATAGTGTTGTCCCCATCGTTTAAAATTATCTACTGATGCTAAGGCTTTTCCAATTTGTCCTTTATACTTACTAGGATCTGCCAAATCAATTAACAAAGCCTGAGTTGACATATTACCACCATTAATAGCAGTTAGTTCAGAACATAAAGGAGCAAGATCTACAGCAGCAGCTCCGGCTTCCATAGTGAGCATGGCGGTTTTAATTCCATCTTTAAAACGATTTAATGCTACATGAAATCCTGGTTCAACTACTGGAGTATCTGATGTTAAAACTTGCTTACGAAATACACTTGTTGAATTACCAGTTGTTACTTGTATATTAAAATCAGCTGCGCTAATAGGAATTATGAAGTCACGAGTTTGTCCTCCTTGAAGGAATCCACAGTTAATTTGTTGTCCAGTTTCAAGGATAGAAATTTTAACATTACGATATAAGCAACTCATCAAATTAGCCAACATGTGAATAAATACAGTTCCTACCATGCTACCATCTGGAATGTAATTAACGGTTCCCTTACCCTTTTGAGCTAAATCTTTAAGTAGTCCCATGTCTAGTTTATCTCCAAAACCATAACCAACAGTATGAAGTGTAAAGTGTAAATCAGGATTAATATCAATAAATGTTCCAAATGTATCACGAATTCCACGAGTCGGTTCATATTCTGGTGTAGGTTCACCATCAGTTTGAAGAATTACTACAATATTTTTACCAGGAGGAGTATTTTTAATAAGTGTAATAGCATGATTTAATCCAGCCCAAATATTAGTGCCACCACTTGCCTTAATTCTGGGAAGACATGCTTTTGCAATTGCTTTACCAGTTGCGTCCATTTTACAAGGATTTAATATAGTATAAGCATCATCACTAAAAGTTATAATTGCTAATTCATCTTGGGGGCGTAAAAGTTCAATTTCTGTTGCTACTGAATGAAGCATCAAATCAATACGACTAAATCCAGCAGCATCTGATGTTTTTTGTGTTTCATCCATAGAAGAGTTATTCATTGAACCACTTTTATCTAAAATATTAATAAAAAGAGTTGGCATGGTAGCATCAGGAGTGTCAACAGCAGATAATGAAACATGATAACTATCAGATCCGGTTAAACGATTTACATTAATATTAATTGGTGGTGGAGGTACTTCTACTGGACTCGCTGAACTCGATGAACTTGCTGAATTTGATGAACTAGATGCCCCCCCACCTCCAGCTCCTCCACTCACAGCAGGCATCAAGGCTTTCTGAATTAATTCTTTAAGTGTAAAATTGGTGGAAGCAGTTGTAGGATTAAAAGTTGACGGCCACGGAGTTCGGCAAGTCGGGCATTGCCATTGTCCATGATGTCCAATATGACTAAAAATACTTTGAAGTGTTGAGCGATCCAATGTGTGTCCGCAAGGAGCACTTACTGGGTCGACCATGACATCTTGAGTTACTGGGCAGATAAATGCTGGATCCATGTTATTAATATAATAAACTTTTAATTATATATGAATATATGGTGTATAAATCAATTTTTTTAGTTTATTATGAGTACCAATTAAAATGCCAATAACCTATTTTAACTAATATATTACCTAGATGTGGTTCTCCATTTAATTTACAATCTGAATCTAACTTTTCAGTACAAGACATTTCAATCCAAGTTGGATTATTATAGCGATCTGGTATATGAATTCTTGCTCCAAAAGCAAATAATAACTTTGCCATTTCAATGTCTTTCGGATTAAAAGATGAAAAAAATCCATACCAGGAATATATTGGATTACTTGGTTGATGTAAAACAGTTTCTATTCCTTCACCACATGTAATCATAAATGGATATTCTAAAAAATACTTTGTAACATTTTCAAAATTATAATTTCTTATATCGTATAATATATCATCAGGGCATTCAACTCTATTCTTTAAATGTGTTGGTTCAGTAAATGGATAACACATCAATTTAAAATCATAGTTTTGCCAATAATAAATTGAATTCTTAATTTTCTTTAACTCTGGATTACATGTATCGGCACCTTCATCTAATAAACTTTGAATTATTTCAGGAGATTCCTGATTTTTAACAGCATTAATTAATTTTAAATCAATGATAGTCTTATTAATATATTTTTCCAAGAGATGTGTTTGTCGATCTTTGGTATGATTAATGGCATTTAGTATGATAAGATTGGCAAGAAATAGGATTATTTTAATCATTATAATAATGATTAGAATAATTGTAGGGATAAAATAAATCAATTTTTTAATTAATCGTAATGAAATGAAGATTAATTAAAAAATTGGGGCGAACGAGTGTTAGCGATGTGAGAAAACAATTTTTTAACTAGTTAACTATGTTTACTATCTTTAAAGGTTACCAGAATTAGTAACCAAATAACGGTTACCAATTAAGGGTTACCAATTAAGGGTTACCAATTATGGGTTACCAATTAAGGGTTACCAAATAACGGTTACCAATTAAGGGTTACCAATTAAGGATTACTAATTAAGGGTTACCAAATAAGTAAGTAAACAGGTAAAAAGTCAAAGATAGTAAACAGTCAAATGAGTTTAGAGTTTCTTCTCAACAATCTTCTTAGCCTCCGCCAAAGTAACCTTATCATTTGGAGCACTAAAAAATTTTCCATTGTAAATCAAATAAAATCCACCAGTTTTCTTATTCTTCCCTAATTTAATCTCTTTACTCAATTCAAATGGATATTTTTTTCCACCGTCTTTTAAACCTCCATCCGCAATAACTTTTTTAGCATCTTCCAAACTAATATTTTCATTCTCAATAGTATAATATTTTTTATTGAATCCCAAATATAGTGTACCATTTTTAGAATTCTTATACAGCTTAATATCTTCTCCCAAATCAATTGGATATTTAATATAGGCTAAACAAGAATCAAGATTTATATTATTAACTGGAATATCAATAAATTTTAATGATTTATATGTGGTTTCACCACCTTCTTCCCATTTAATAGCATCGCCGAATTTTGTTTTAGTAATGTAATATGAAATATTATTTTCAATACCAAGTAATTTATCAGTATTAATAGTAACTTTCTCACCCTTGATGGTTACTTTCCCTATTTCAGCCATTAATTTTTTATAAAAAGCTCCCATGATTTCAACCTTAGTAATTTTACCATTCGCAATTTCATCTAGTTTTTTTTCCATATTTGCTGTAAAATCATAATCTACAATATACGGAAAATATGTTTCCATAAATTCCAAAACTTCATATCCCAATTCAGTCGGAACAAATTTACTATTCTCTTTACCATACATTATTTCTTTACTCTCCTCCTTTAATTCCGTCTTAAATCGAAAAGTTTTTACCTGTTTCTTAATCCCCTCCACGTTCTTAATTTCAACATATCCACGACTCTGAATTTTATCAATAATACTCGCATATGTAGATGGTCGACCAATTTCCATCTTTTCTAATTGTCGAACTAAATTTGCTTCAGTGTATCTTGAAGGCGGTTCCTTAATCTTTTCTGGTGAAATTAACTCCATAAATGTTAACTTTGAATCTTTAGTTATAGGAGTTTTTAATTCATTACTCTCATTCACTTCTTCAGTATCATCACCAATATCATAGACTTTTAAAAATCCATCAAACTTTAGTGTCTCAATATTTCCTACAAAAGTATAGTCTTTATGGGCTTCGTTTTTGATTGTTACAACTAGAACATCATATACCGCTGCTTTCATTTGAGAGGCAATGGTTCTTTTCCAAATTAAGGAATATAATTTCTTTTCTTCAGCAGTTCCTTCAATATCATTAATTTCAAAATGTGTTGGACGAATACATTCATGTGCTTCTTGAGATGATGATGCTTTAGATGAATATTGAAGATATTGATAATAATTATTTCCAAATTTTGAATCAACATATTTTTTAATGTCACTATGAGCTTGTTGAGACATAGTTGGACAATCAGTTCTCATGTATGTAATGTGACCCGCTTCATATAACTTTTGCGCAATCATCATTGTTTTCTTTACTGGATATCTAAATTTGGTAGAAGCAGTTTGTTGTAAAGAAGAAGTAATAAAAGGAGGAGATGGATTTTGAGAACGAGTTTTTGATTCTATTTTAGATATGGAATATGCTTTATTAAATGATACCAACAGTTTTTTAACTATTTCAGAATCAGATACTTCAAATATCTTGCCACCCGTATATAAGGTAGTTTTAATCAAATTCTTATCTATCTTGAATTGTCCATTTATATTGTAAAATGATCCCTTACTCTTATCTAAAAAATCAACAACTTCATCTTCTTTATCAGCAACTAATCTAACAGCGACAGTTTGAACTCGTCCGACACTAAGTTTTGATTTGTTTATCTTCTTGTACAATAATGTGGTTAGTTTAAAACCTACAATTTGATCTAAAAGAGCACGACTTACCTGAGCATTTACCATATTAAAGTCCATCTTTCGAGGAGTTTTTAATGCTTCCAAAATAGCAGCTTTGGTAATTTCATTAAAGGTAACCCGCTTATAATTATCTTTTAAATTTAATTCAGCACGAATTGATTCAGCAATTGCTTCACCTTCTCTGTCTAAATCTGCACACAAATAAATTTCAGAAGAACTCTTTACGAGACTCTTTAATTCGCTAACTACCTTTTTCTTATCTTCAATAATTTCATACTTTGGCGTAAAAGTCTCATCATCAAAATAATCAGATTTTTTTAATTGACGAATATGACCGACTGAAGCAGTTACTTTATATTCAGAACCTAAAAAAGCTTGGATCTTTTTTATCTTTCCAGGTGATTCAACGATAAAAAGCTTCATTATATGTGAATTTATATAGTATAGTATAAATAAATTCATATATCAATTTTTCTAGAATTCATTAACAATCTTTGATAACTTAGATTGATCAATATCATAACCATTAATAAATATATTTAAATTCCTTCTCTGGAAAAAAGAATTACAAAAATTTTTTATAGTAGTTGAATCTAATTTAGCCATAATATTTATTTCTTCAAATAAATTCTCAGATCGCTTAAATAAGTATTTTTTAGCATGATACATCATAATTGTTCGTGGATTATTAATCTGAAATAAATTACTAGTATCATATAATTTTTTAACTTTTTTCATATCATCATCTGAAATATTATTATTTTTTAAATCATTTAAGATCTTTAAAATTTCAATTAATGATTCATAAATTAATGAATTGTTTACATTACAAAAAATATAAAATAAGATATTCTCAAATTGAAAATCATATATGCTAACTTCATTTGAATAACTTGCTCCTAATTTATTTCTTAATATCTCAAATAATTTTGATGTTGAACCATATGATAAATAATATGCTATAAAATTTAAAATACATTCTTCTAATAGTGTTAATTTATTGGTATAAAAACTAACAAATAAATATGATTGACTCGTTATTTTATTTGGTATAATATAAACATTTGGTTTAACTGTATTAATATTATAAACAATTTTAACATCATCTGATTTGCTATAATTGAAAGTTTTATTTTTTAGTCCCTTTTTAATTGTATTTATTACATTATTTTTTTTAAAATTACCAGCAACTACTAATAATGAATTCTCTTTAGTATATAATTTACGAAAATTTGTAATATCATCTTTGTTAAATTTCTTTATATTTGTTTCAGTACCAATTATTGGCATTTCTAATGGAGTACCTTTAAATATTTCACCAATAATAATATCATATATGATTCTTGATTTTTCATCTAAATACATTTTGTATTCTTCTATTATTACTCCCTTTTCCAATTCAATTTCACTTGTTTCATACACTGGATTACAATATTGATCTAATATAATATCAATTATTTTATTAATATCCTTTTTAGATCCATTTATTTCATAAAATGTATAATCTTTAGAAGTACCAGCATTGTAATTAGTACCTAGATTATCAAGAGTTGATAATAAAGCTTTATTTGGATAATTTAATGTACTCTTGAACATCATATGTTCCAAAAAATGTGCTATTCCATTATTCTCTTTACTCTCATTAATAGAACCAATACGAATAAACATTCCAACAGATACCACATCTGTTTTTGTCATCGGTATTAATAAAGTATTCAGACCACTTATATCCAAATTAAATAATTTAATTTCCATATAGTAGGTTTATAAAATAAGTATACTGGTTAACCATTTTAACCATTTTAACCGATTTAACCATTTTTAATAATTCAAATAATTCAACGATCCCTGTACAACAATACGATAAGTATAAGCTTCAACTGATGTTACCGACGGTCGAATAATTTCAAGAATATCACCAATTTTTGCTCCAAAATATCTAGCCACCGGATCGGAATCTAAAATACGTGGCATTTCTCTTTTTTTATTATCAAATGTTACAAAATATTCATCAACTTCTGGTTTTGTTAATAATCTAAATTTAGGTTGTAAATCATGTTCTAGAATATTTACCATTAAATCAATCTCTTGAAAAACTTCAGTAGATTGGTATTCAATAAATTGTTTGTAAGCCTTTTTTGAAACTGATGATATTACAATGAATTTATGATATTTAGAATACTTATCTAAAAAATTTTCAATATCACCACTATCTTTAATTGTTGTAATCGAGTTATAAATAATTTTAATAGCAAAACTTTTAGATTCATAATTAACATTAATTTCTAAATTATCACCTACCTTTTTAATATTATCATATAAATCATTATAGTTTTTAATTAATTTACGATTTTGTAACATTTTACAAATATTTAGTAAAATAATTTGCGTTTTCTCAGAAATGTCATATTCTAAATTCATTGTTTATATATATGTTTATATACTTATGTAGAAATATATTTAATTTTCATTTTTTTATGAGATTTTTTAATTTATATATTTATAAAAAAAATATATAAATTGATATATATTAAAGACAATATGGAATTCATTAATGATAATAAAGAAACTATCTTAATTGTAATCTTAGGATTATATATTATGAAACTATTATATGATAACCGTGAAAGTTTCACTCCCAATTTAGCTAGATCAAATGCTCGTAAACAATGTAATTATAATGATAAAAACTTAGATGGTCATTGCAAAGAAATACGTGATGGCTGTTTTCAAATTAAAGATGATGAAAAAAATATGGAAGCAAAATTAATGAAAAAATGTACATTAGCAAAAGATGCTAATACTGCTAGAGAAACAATTTCTCAAAAAAGAGATTGTGTAACCGATGTAGAAAGATTAATTAGAGCAAATTATGCTAAAAAAGAATTATGTGCTAGAATAAAAAATATGCCAGAAAAATTAAATAAAGATGAAAAATTAAAATCTAATAATTTAAGTGATGTTCAAGGATTTGATAAAAATGGTGCTTTTAGTGATTTAAAATTCTAATAAATCATTCAGAATCTGATGTATTAATCACAGATTGAACACTTGCTGAAGAATCAGACTGAATACTTGAACTTAAAGAATCGGCGCTTGAAACAGTTGATAACATAGTAACATCTTGTGTATTTTTTAAATTATTATATTTACTTTTATATTTAATATAATTAAAATCATTTACGTCAGATTTAGTAACTGATAAACTAGTATCAGTATCAATAATTAAATCGATTGAATTATCTTTTTTACTTCCATTTATGATTTCATTATTAATATTCTTTACTAATTTTTCAACAATTCCAAGTAAATGTACATTCATTCTTGAATCATTCTCATCAATTATCATATCTGGATTAAGTGAGTTTATTAATTTAATTCTATTTACAAATACTAATTCATCTTTCTTAAACTTATATACATATACACAATTAAAACAATCACCACTTTTATCTTTTAATTCCTTTATAATTTGTATGTAACCTATGAATTTTAACGGTATTGTTATTAAATAAATATTTTCTGATTCATCATGAATATTTACTTGAACACCTCCTTTAACTTCTTTATATTTTAATCCTTGTTGACGTAGTACGTTTAATACTGGTGATTGTATTTCTGGTTCTTTATCAGTTGTAAAAAAAGATTGTAAAAATGATAACATTATATAATATATATATAATATTTTTATAAAATAAATATATATATTTAATGAAAGAATTAGAAGAATTTAGGACTAGAGACATAGGACGTGGAGGAGGGTCAGGTTATAGTGCGAATCGCACAAAATATAGAAGCAGTGGTCGGGTACCATATAGACAAACATCAACATCTAGAACATTAGGAGGAACTGGTGGTGGGCCATTTTGGGGTTGGGGATATTATCCATACACAACAGTAATGTATCCAATTTTTGACTATGCTGATTATCCAGAATCAATTGATGTTATTCCTGTTATAGAATCAAAAAAAATAATTGAAAAATATATAAATGTAAAAACTATAATGCCAACTTATAAATAATGATTTTTTATTATACAATAATATATAGAATGTCAAAAAATAATTATTTAGTTGTTGGAACAGATGGTTCAAATAAATCATTATATGCTTCAGTTTTTGATAATATCGGAACTCCAGTTCAAAGTAATATGAGATGTTGCGATACTATGCCCTATGACGGAACTCCGAAAGAAGATCTATCATCTGAACCACAATCAATATCAGGTTATGGTCTTCCTCATTATTCTCAATTAAATAAATGCTTTAAAATAAATAAAAAAGATACAAACAATATAAATTATGAAATGACAAAAAATAATTTAAATACGGAAGAAATTTATGATTCTATCTATAAAAAAAAAGTATTTAAACCTAAAAAGAATTTATTAGGTGAAGATGTTATTAGTTATAGAATACTTAATAAAAAAGAGAAGAAATAGACTATTTAGTTTTAGATGGTTTACTTTTTAGGGTTTATTTAGTTTTAGATGGTTTACTTTTTAGGGTTTATTTTTAGGGTTTATTTTTTAAGATTTGTATATAATTTTTATATATATATTAATATATATAATGAATAGTTTTGATAACGATCTATTTACATTCGATAATTTCTTATCAGTGCGTGATTCTGTCAATAATTCACCTACCCCCCCAAAACCATCAACTGTTGGACATTATTCATTATTCAGTGGATATCAAGAATTAAATGGACAAAAAACAGATTTTAGTATTGATGAAATTAAAAGTAAACAAAAATTATATGTTAGTGAATCTAAATCTAGTCGTAGAGCACCTACCCCACCATCTAAAGCATTTATTTTTAATTTAAGTAATCTTGAAGTTCCTAATAATTTACCCCCTGTTACTAAATTGGTATTAGTTGAAGATATCATAAGTAAGGCTATTCCTGCTAGTGCTCCTAAACAATTATTAAATATCAAAGTAATAATTCTTTCCAATGATCAACATATTAAAAAATTAAAAGAAAAACAAAGAACTTTATTAAAAAAAGTATCCAGTCCCACTAAACGTGATATGGTTAAGAAAACCATTAAAAAAGAAATTAAAAAAGTTCAAGAAAAAACCTCCAAAGAAATAAGTAAAGTTTCGTCCCCTAATACCAAACAAAGATTAGAAAAAGCTCAAGAATTAATTAAAAAAATCCAAAAACAACCCTTAGTTTCATCACCAAGTTCATCACCTGTTTCTTCGCCAAAATCATCTCCTGTTTCTTCCCCTAAAGTAGCACCTCCCTCAGCACCCAAAGTAGTGCCTTCTGCTTCCAAAGCATCTCCTCCTAAATCAGAGGAAGATCCAAATGAATTATTAAGAAAAATAAATAAACAATTGATGGCACTTCAAATGGAGGTTGAACAGAAGATTAAGAAGGTAAATAAATAAACCGCTCTTTAACTGTTAACAAACTTTAATAGATGGTTTA